ATGGGGACGTACCGCAAACGCGGGGACACATGGCGGGCTGAAATAAATAAGGCCGGCGTCCGAGAGAGCAAGACGTTTCCCACGAAGCGCGAGGCCCAGGAGTGGGCCGCGGCCCGGGAAACGGAGCTGGCGACCATCGCCGTGGGGGGAATCACCCCGAAATCTGTTGCGCAAGTGCTACAGCGGTACTGCGACGAGATATCCCCTCGGAACAAGGGGCACCGCTGGGAGCGGGTCCGGATCGCGCGCTTCTTGAAAGAAGAGGCGGATCTTTGCGCCAAGCTCATCCACACCATCAGTACCGCGGACCTCGGCGCATGGCGTGATCGCCGGCTGGCGCAGGTGCAGCCCGTCTCGGTACGGCGTGATATTGCCCTCCTGCGGGCCGCCTGGGGTTACGCCAGGCGCGAATGGAGGAACCTGAAGGATGACCCCTGGCTGGACCTGACGATGCCGCCAGAGGGCCGTCATCGTGAGCGAATTTACACCCAGGACGAAGTAGACCGCCTCGTATTGGCGCTCGGCTGGGAAGAAGGGCAGAAGGTGGTGACCGCCCGCCAGCAGACAGCCGTTTGTTTCCTGCTATCCCTCGAAACCGCCATGCGGTCAGGCGAGCTGCTGTCGCTGGAGCACTCGCAGGTAGACCTGAAAAAGCGGGTAGCGCAACTGGACCAGACGAAGAATGGTGACCGCCGGGCGGTGCCTCTGTCCTCGCGGGCCGTTGCGCTGTTCAAGAGCCTGGCCGGCCTGAACGATGTCAAGGTCTTCACGATCACGCCGGCGCTGCGTGATGTGTATTTCCGGCAGGGTAAGGCCATCGCTGAAGTCGACGGGGCCACGTTCCACGACGCCCGCGCTACAGCACTCACGAGGCTATCGAAGAAGCTGTCCATCCTGGAACTGGCCAGGATGGTCGGGCACCGGGATCCGCGCAGCCTCATGATCTATTACCGCGAGAGCGCCGCGGATATCGCCAAGAAACTGGATTAAGCCGCGCGCCTGCCATCGGGAGCCTGGCGCCGGCCATCAATCCAGTCCTCGACCTCGCTGTACTTCCAGCGGCGCGCGCCGCCGAAAATGAAGGGGCGGGGAAAGTCCTTCCGCTTGGTCAGCCTGTCACGCACATGCGCGGGATTCAGCTGCAGGAGGCTGGCGATTTCGGTGTGTGTGATAAAGCGGTCTTCCATCTATTCCTCCCGTTCTTCCTTTTCGATTTCTCGGTTCAGCCAGCGGTGCAGTGCCAGGGCGAGCACCACTACGGCGCCCACGGCGATTCCCAGCAGGGCGAGGTAGGGCAGGTCAGGCATGGGCGGCCTCCTGCATCTTGGCGCCGATCTCGGCAGCGGCACGGACGATGGCGCGGCGGGTGGCGGCCTCAATCCCGCCGTACTTGTGGGCCGCACATCCAAACCAGGTATCGCCGGGGCGCCGTGCAGAGCCACCATAGTCATCGACATGGACCCACAGGCGCAGCTTCACAGCCAGCCGCAGCGCATCGCCGTCGTCGGTGAGCGGGTTCCATTCGATGCCCGCCACCTTCCCGTCTGGGTCTGCCTTGGCCGGCCGCGTGAACAGCATGTGCGCCTGGAAGCCGGTGCCGGGCCATACCCCCATGCCGGCTGCCTTTGCCGCCAGCTCCAACAGTTCGCGGTCAGTTCGCATTGCCGTCCCCCTCCTTGCGCGCGGCCAGGACAGCGGTTTCGTCATCGTCGGCCGCTTCGCCAACGGCAATTCGCAGTGCGTCAAACGCGGCGTCAAACCGGGCGACGTTCTCGGGGAACACCACCAGACCGCCGTCAGTGCGGTCCCAGACGTGCGGATACAGCTTGGTCATGCCCTTGACGGCGGCTACCAGTTGAGCGAGCGATGCCGGTATATCGGCATCACGCACCGCCTCGCTGGCCTGGCTGTCCTCTGCCGCCGTGGGCGCGGGGGTGGACTTGAGGGTGCGGACGGCGTTCGCCGCCTGACGGAATTTGGTGTGGTACCGTCGATTCTCATAATGCAGACGATCAAGCACCTGCGCCGCTTCCTCCAGTGCCGCATTGCGCACGTCCTCGGCGCTGTCCCGGGCCGCCGCTGCCGCGTACACATCAGGATGCAGCCCTGCCGGGTGCAGCGTCCAACGCCATCCAGCAGGGGCCTGGGGCGCGCTATGTCCAGGGCTTGTGTCCAGAGGCTCAGGCTTATGTCCATAGGCGCTGGCCTGGGGCGCGGCATTCTCGATGGCATCCAGCGCACGCATCCAGGGGCAATTGCTGCTGCTGTGTTCGCCGATTTCCACCAGCAGATGGTGAGCAATGGCGTTCGCCAGCTTGTCGGCCATGTCGTGGTACTCGTCGCGCTCGGTCATTACCTCTTCGAGTTGCTTGTCCAGCGATTCGTTGATAGCCCGCAGTCTCTGGTTGTCGGCCGCGAAGCCGTGCTGGTGAATAACCGGCTGCGCCTCCCCGGCTACAGGGGCGCTTGCCAGGGCCCGATCGGCGTGGTCCAGAATATCGCCAACGGTGCGCGTTTCACCATCCAGCGTGATCTTGTCAGCTTCGATATTGAGCGCTTGCAACGCGCCGGCTGACCAGCGTAAGGCAGTGATGGCGGCGTCAAGGGCTGCGAGCTTCGCATCGCCGTCCTCCATGCAGTGCTGGTCCATTTCTACGCCCAGGCGTAGATCCTGTAGCGCCTTGATGTGGGGCGCCCGCTCATCGGCTACAGGGGCGCGCAACTTCTGCACGAGCGCGCCGCATTGCTCGGCCAGTGCCTTGGCTTCGTTCATGGCGTCGATTTCGGCCTGCGACAGATCGCGATAGCCCTTGATCTTCTGGTGCTGGTTTTCCATCACTGCTCCTATGGGGTACTGCGTTGGGGGGAATCGTTACGCCGCTTCCGGCTCCAGGTTCAGGCCCAGCGCGCCCTGCTTTTCGATCGCCGGCGTCACGCTGATGGTGATTTCGTTGCCCAGCACCTCGTGCAGCTTCTTCACCTGCTCGCCCGTGGGGTGGCACTTCACGCGGAACGTGAGCGTCACGCTGCCGCCTTCGTGCAGTTCCGCCTGGAAACCGTCGACGTCTACAGGGTCCATCTGGATGTCGGACGAACCGCCCAGGCCGAAGCCGATGAGCACCTTGGCGCCCTTTAGGTCGTGCTTGAGGCGCACGCGGTCGATCAGGTCGGCGTAGATCCGCTCGGTCAATGCTTCGCCGACGGCCATTTCGGCCTGGTTCGGCGCTTCCTCGGCCTTGTAGAGGCCATGGCGCAGCCGCGGATGGAACTCCGACAGGATGCCGTTGCCGGTCGTGAAGCTGATCTTCAGGTCGGCGCCGCCGGCCGGCTCGTCGCCGTGGCGCTCGGTGCGCACATTCAGGTGCGCGAGGATCGCGGTTTGCTCTTGCAGGGAGAACATGGGGCAGGGCTCCAAGTGGTGCTACGTGGGTAATAGGGCGGGCGCCGCCCAGGGAGATCAGGCGGCCAGGCGCTTCAGCTGAACAACCAGCTCATCGCGCTCGGCCAGAAACTGGAGAACGGCCTTTTCGTGGTCGGCCAGCTCTTTGGCGGTTGGGATGAAGCGGCAGACGAACAGCTGCAGCTCTTCCGGGAACCGTGGATCGAACGACACGAAGTCGGCGAACTCCGCACCGGTGACCCAGACGTTGTGCAGGCACTGCGGGCGATATTGGTCCGGCAGCGTGCCCGCTTCCAGATAGCGGATGTGCGTGGTGCTTTTCGGGCACTTCGTCTCGAGCACGCCGCGCCGGCCGTCTTCCACGAACAGGCCGTCAACGCTGCATCCGGCCGCCACGTCGGGCAGGTACATGAAGCCGCTTTCGATGGCGACATTGCCGGACGCTTCTTCGTAGGCCATGCGGGCGAACGGCTCCTGATCGATGCCCCACTGCATTTCCTTGCTGGTGTAATCGCTGCCTTGGGGCATGCCCGTCAGTACTTCGATGGCCAGCTCGAACTTGTAGTCGGCGCGCTTGGTCGACCATTCCTTCTTGGCCGTCATCGCCAGCATGTCGGCGGCGCGCGACCCGGTGACGCGGCCGCAGCGGTCCGGCAGCCAGCCGTCGCTGCCCTGCTCATGGGGGGAGAGGATGTAGCGGTTCATTCCTGGATACCTCCTTGGTCATCGCGGCCGAAGCCGTCGTCGGACGGGTCGCGGGGCGGCTCGTCGATGGTCTTGCCGTCATCTGGCGGGGGTTCGGTGGGTACCGCCTCGCCGCGCAGCACGGCGCCTCGCGCCGCCACCGCGGACTTGAAGGCGTTGTAGATGGCCATGTCCCGCGTGGCGCGCACCTCGGCCAAGCCGTCTTTCCAGACCTTCTCCAGGGCGGCGGCATCCCGGGCCGCATCCACGGCCTTGCGCAGGCGCGGCAGCAGGTCGGGATCGACCGGCGCGCTGGCGGTGGTGGCCAGGCCTTCGCCGCCGTCTGTGTTCAGGTGGTGGATCGCCTCCGACAGGCGGTCGTTCTTCGGCCAGTATTTGTAGGCGCGCTTCACCACCGTCTTTTTGGCCATCTCGCCGTAGTCGGTCTTCCAGGGCGACGACTTTCCGGACTTCACCGACTGGGACCGGTTCATGATCCCGTCGATTTCGTCCCGGCTCATTGGCGTGGTCAGGTAGTCGCCGTCGGCGGTCTTGACCACCACATAGGCCCCGATGATTTCGCCCCGTTCTTTGCTGAAGGGATTGAAGACGTGCGTGGGCGGGGCATCGAAGCCATTCAGGGCGAACGTGTCGGCGGAACGCACCAGCTCGGCCTGGGCCCAGCGGATGGAGCCGGTAGCCACGGCCGGGTCGATTAGGCCCATGTAGCTGATGTCCAGGCAGATCCGGCCGTCGCGCGGCACCAGGTACGCCTGGCGCTTCGCGGGGTTCAGGCTGATGCCAATCGCGGCCACGTTCGTCACCGCGTTGATCACAGACTGGCGGTTGCCCGTCGCGACCTTCAGGGTGTAGTCATTGTTCTGCAGCACCTGGATGGCGAAGCCCGCTTCCTTCTCGAAGCTGATGCTCTGATCGGTCAGCACGGCCGCGAAGGACTCGCGGGCGTTGTAAATGTCCTGGGTGATGACGGCGAGGTTGTTCAAGGGTTATTCCTTCGCGGCGACTGCGGTCTTGCCGCAGCCTTCGCAGGCGGTGAGGGTGGATCGGGCGTCGAGGGTCGGGCCGATCAGGCCGGTGGCTACCGCCAGCGCGGCGACCATGGCGGCGTATCCGGCCAGGTCCAGGTCAAGGCGCGTGGCGCGCAGGTAGGCGATGAGGCGGCGGCTCATTGCCGGCTCCCGAAGGTGACGCGCTGGCCGTCCTCGGTCAGCTCGACCAGCGTGTCCAGCAGTCGGGCGCGGGCCAGCTTGGTCCACTCGACAAACAGCGTGCCGACCGACACCGCGGACTCTCCGCGCGCCGCGGCACGGACCAGCAGCGAGAACGCCGCTTCGGATTGCGCATCGCCGATCGTGGCCGCGTACAGCGCTTCGGCGACCAGCTCCGGATCGCCATAGGGCCAGCGCACGCAGCGCTGCGCCACCAGGGCGTAATGCAGGTCGGCATCGAGGTCGCGCCGCAGCTCGGCCAGCCGCTCGGCGTCGGTCAGCGGGCGCACGACCGCAGCCGTGCCGCACTCGGTGGGGTAGGTGAGGGGAAGCATGGTCAGGCCTCGTCCGACCGTGCAGCCATGTCGCGGTAACGGTCGAAGTCGTCGCGGAACGCCTCTTTCAGGCGCGCGCGCGCCGCAGCGGGTCGGCCGTCATCCAAAGCCGGGCAAGCTGCTTCATGAACGAACCGCCGAGCTGGGCCATTACCTGCACCGCCTGCTCATCGCTGATGTAAGTGGTTTCCATGGTGTCTCCTGTCCCCGGCACCCGGGGCGGGTGGGGAAGGTCAAGTGGTCTGCTGCCAGGGCGCACGGCCCTCGCACATGGCAATGAACATCTCTTTTTGAGCGGCCCAGGCAGCGGCCCTAGCAGCGGCCCGCTCTTCCTCGGTGGCTTCGCCGTTGGCGAAACGCTCGGCCACGTCCAGCGCGTCCTTGCTTCGCTGATCCGTCATCAGATGTTCAACTTGGCGAGCGCACCAGACGGCGAACAGGCGCGCATCGCGATCAACACCGGGCACGCAGCGAAGCGCCCACAGCGCGTCATCCAGGCCGTTGCTTGCGAGGATGGCCGTCAACGCGACCGGCTCGGCATGTGAAAACTTGATATAGCTTTCGCGCTCGCTGTCATCGCCGGAAAACTCACGGCCCTGAACGGCACGGACGACCTTGTTGTAGCCCTCGAAACATGCACCATCGCGGCGCAGATCAGCGAGCGTGACTTCGAATTTGAGGGTGGCCTTGGTATCGGACACAGTTATCTCCTAGCCCCTACCGGGGCGGGTGGGGGTTAGGTGTGAACTGTCAATAGGTTGTATTCGTCCAGGTTGAGTCTGGAGATGGGTACAGCGCGCCCGATGCCTTGGTGGGGTCGATGCCAGTTGTAGTAGTGTAGCCAGGATTTCATGGCATCGGCTCGGTGTTGGGAGTTCTGGTAGGTGTGAGCGTAAGCCCACTCACGCAAGGCCGACTGGATGAAGCGTTCGGCCTTGCCATTGGTCTGTGGGCGGTAAGGTCGGGTAAAGCGGTGCTTGATGCCCAGCTCATGGCACAGCGCGGCGAAGGCGCGGCTGCGAAAGGCCGAGCCATTGTCGGTGAGCAAGCGCTGGATGGTCACGCCCAGGCGCTGGTAGTAGGCCACTGCGTCCTTGAGGAACTGGACGGCGCTGGGGAAGCGCTCGTCGGGGTGGATGTCGGTGAAGGCCACGCGGGCGTGGTCATCGATGGCCACGAAGACGAAGTCCCAGCCGGCCCCCTCAACGGTATCGCGTCGGTTGCCCGTGACCCGGTGGCCAGGGCGCTGGATACGTCCCAGCTTCTTGATGTCGATGTGCAGCAGATCGCCGGGGGCCTGATGCTCGTAGCGCACCACCGGCTCGGCCGGCTCCAGGTCGGCCAGGTGCGACAGACCGGCGCGGGCCAGGACGCGGCTGACGGTGCTGGCTGACACGCCCAGCGCCTGGGCGATGCGCGCTTGGGTCAGCCGCTTGCGGCGCAGCTCCACGATAGCCAGCGCCTTGGCCGGCGCAATCGCTCGGGGCGAGACCGTCGGGCGCGAGGACGCATCGGCCAAGCCCGCCTGGCCCTGAGCCAGGAAGCGGCCCAGCCATTTGCGCACAGTCGGCGCGGTGACCCCATAGGCGCGGGCCGCTTCAGGCACACAAACTTGATGGGCGATCAATTGCTGGACCATTTCGAGTCGACGTAGGAAGGTCAATCGGGCATGCTTATGGGTGTTCATCCGGCCGGGCTCCTTGAGTGAACTGGGGAGTTGGCGATTTCCAGTTTCTCAAATCCGGTTCGGATGAACCATGCATACAACCTATTGAATCTTCACAGCTAGTGGCCGCCATCAGTAATCAGGCTACGGCAACGGTCAACGTTTCGGCCAAGACCGGACTGACCTACTCAGTGCTGAACGACGCTCATGCCAAGTTCGGCGATAGCTCCGGCCTGATCGTCGCCAACGTGATGAGTGGTCAGGTCTACCACAAGTTGATCGGCCAGAATCTTGTCAACGCTCAGCAACTGTTTGAGTACGGTGCGGTCACCGTTGTGGACATCCTGGGCAAGACTGTGGTGGTGACTGACGCCCCGGCCTTGTACGCCACGGGCACGCCCAACCTGCAGAAGGTGCTGGGCCTGGTGGCTGGCGCTGCAACCGTGTCCGATGGCGGCGATCTGATTACCAACATCGAAACCTCGAACGGCAAGGAGCGCATCGAAACCACCTTCCAGGCGGACTACACCTTTGGCCTGGGTCTCAAGGGCTACACGTGGGACGAGGCCACCGGCGGCAAGTCGCCGACCGACGCCGAGCTGGCCACGGGCACCAACTGGGACAAGGTGGCCACCGACATCAAGCACACCGCCGGCGTGATCGCCATCGGTGACGCTTCCAAGTAAGGAGCCATCATGACCCAGAAGACCAAGCTGCCCGTCTGGTACCTGCCGGGTCCATTCTACCGCTACGAGCAGGACGTCAAGGCCGAGGCTGCCAAGGCTGGCGTGCGCATCGTCGATGCCAACGCCACCGGGAGCCGGGACGGCGCGGCCAAGGAAGTGCCCAAGGTCACCCTGAAGCCGGAATACCGGTCGAAGGGCAAGGCCGAGGCCCCCAAGGAAAAGGAATCCGACCCGCAGCCCAAAGATCCGGCCAAGACCTGACCGCCGATTGACGGTTGCCCCTGCTCACGCGGGGGTTTCCGTCAGCCTGCGGAGATATCCCAATGCCCCTGATCGTCGAAGACGGAACCGGCCTGCCGAACGCGGATAGCTACGTGAGCGTAGCCGACTGCCAGGCCTATGCCGCCGCTCATGGCCTGGCGTTCGCCGGCGAGGAAGCAGCGCTGGAAGCCGCCCTGCGTAACTCCGCGCTGTATCTGGACGGCGAATACACCTATCGCGGCGAGCGCGCGACCGACACCCAGGCGCTGGAATGGCCGCGCACGGTCGCGACCGGCGTGCCGCGCGAGGTCGTGAACGCCTGCTGCGAGCTGGCGGCGCGCGCGCTGACGGGCCCGCTGTGGCAGGACGTCAGCAGCACCACCGCCGGCGCCGCCATCGAGAAGACCGTCGGCCCGATCACGACGAAGTACGCCAGCGCGGCCGGCGCGCGCAACGACGGCCAGACGCGTTACGCGGGCGTTGCCGCCATGCTGCGCCGCTGGCTGTCGTCCTACGGCTCGTCGGTCAAGCTGGTGAGGTGTTGAGATGGAGAATTTCTTGCGATTGGTGGTACCTGATCCCAGCGGCGAACCGGGATTGCAAGAGTGTTGCGGGGTGCAGCTTTACACGGCGGACGGCATGCCCATCTCCGGCCTGGTGGCGATGAAGCTCGAGAGCAGCACCGATAGGCCGATCTGGCGCGCCACTCTGGTCATGGATATCAACGTTTCCGGGAAGGCCGTCTGATGGCCACCTTCGACTACGCAGACATGGCCGCCACCGCGCAGGAGCTGCTGCTGGAGTTTGGCGGGCCGGTCTCCGTGCGCCAGTTCGTGACGGGCGAGTACGACCCGGATCTTGGCCAGGCGCCCACCACCACGGTCGACAACGCCGGCATCGGCGCGCTATTCGACTACTCGGCGCAGGCCGCGGGCCTGGCCAACATGGCCGGCTCCGTCATCGAGACGGGCGACAAGCAGATGTATCTGGCGCCGGCGCTGGCCGCAGGTGGCGCGATGCCCGAGCCCAAGCCGGCGGACCTGGTGCTGGCGCTGGGCGCCACCTGGCGCGTGGTGACGGTCAAGACGCTGGCGCCCGCCGGCCTGGTGCTGCTGTACGAGCTGCAGTTGAGGCAGGCATGAGCTTCACTGCGGACCTTGGGAAGTTCGCCGCGCGAGCCAAGGGCAACATCGATACGGCCACGCGTCAGGCCACGGTGCTGCTGGCCAAGGGAGTGATCCTGAAGTCGCCGTTCGACACCGGGCGCTTTCGCGCGAACTGGCAATTTTCGGCGGCCGGCATCCAGCGTGCCACGTCGATGGCGGTCGATCCGGATGGGCAGGTAACGCTCCATCGACTGGTAGCCGATATCAAGCAGACACGCGCCGGCGGTGTGACTTACCTGTCGAACTCGCTGCCCTATGCCGTACCGCTGGAAAACGGTTGGTCGAAACAGGCGCCCCAGGGCATGGCCAAGCTGACGGCGCAGGAATTCCAACGGTATGTAAGCCAGGCGGCGAAGGACGCGAACAAATGAGCCAGGACCTGATCCGCGCCGCATTCGAGAAGCGGCTGAAAGACTGGGCAAAGGCACGTACGCCTGAGCTTGCCGTGGCCTGGCAGAACATCAATTTCACGCCGCCCAGCAATGCCGTGTACCTGCGCGCCTACGTACTGCCGGCCGCGACCATCAGCCGGGACGCCGCTGGCGATCACCGACAGTACCGCAGCCTGTTCCAGGTGAACGTGGTGATGCCGATCGGCGCTGGGTCGCGTGCTGCTGAGCAGATCCAGGCGGAGCTTGACGCGCTGTTCCAGGTAAACCTGATCATGCCATCCGGCGGCCTCGCGGTGCGCGTTCGCACCCCCATCAGCAGCGGACAGCCCACGACGGGAGACGCCGATCACACCGTACCCATATCCCTGGGATACGACGTCCAGTTTTACCCGGAGTGAAAAAGAAATGAACGAAGCCAGAATCACGGCGGAACGACTGCGTTCAGTTGTCCATTACGACCCCGAAACGGGCAAGTTCACGCGGTTGGTCCGCCTCGCCCAGCGTCACAACGTGGGCGATGATGCGGCCCATGCCACCGCCAACGGTTATCAGCGCGTCGGCATCGACGGACAGCGGTATCTGGCGCATAGGCTTGCCTGGCTATATGTGTACGGAGCATGGCCCACACAGAATATAGACCATGTGAATGGCGACCGTTCAGACAATCGCATTGCAAACCTTCGGGATGTCCCTCAGGCCGTGAATATGCAGAACCGGCGACACCCCCAGGCTGACAATAAATCAGGCTACCTAGGGGTGTATTGGGAGCGAGGTGCGAAGAAATGGCGCAGTCGCGTACAGGTTGCGGGGAAGGCACACGAGGTCGGGCTGTTCGATGACCCCGCCGTAGCTCATGCGGCGTATGTAGCCAAGAAGCGGAAGCTGCACGAAGGATGCTCGATCTGAAGATTCGGCGTATGCCGATGGCCCGTAAGGGCGCAACTGGAACCCGCCACATGGCGGTTTTTTATTGCCCTCTGGGCTTCGATGAGGGGCCGTTGGCCCCCTAAGGAACTATCATCAGCGCAATATTCCCTAACGGCACCGTGTTCTCGGTATCTACTGAATTGGGTGCGGCTGTTACTGTTTCTGCAATTACGAATGCCAATCCCGCTGTTGCCAGCGCGACGAATCCGCCGAAGGCAGGCACGATCCTAATCATGAAGTCCGGTTGGCCGGAGCTAAACGAACGTGTTGTACGTGCGGTCAACACAGCATCAAACACATTCGCATTGGAGGGGATCGATACGACGAAGGTAGGTAGGTTTTCCAAGGGGCAGGGTATTGGCACGGCAACGCCAGTTTCGACGTGGGTAGACCTGTCGCAGGTTACCAATGTGGCCAAGACAGGAGGTGAACAGCAGTTCTATCAATGGAGGTACGTCGAAGACCGCAACGGTCGTCAACGGCAACGCCCGACCTACAAGAGCGCCAAGTTCATAACTCTGACCCTGGACTACGACCCCGCCTTGGCATGGTATGAGGCGTTGAAGGAAGCCGACGCGGCTAAAGATGCCGTTGTATTGAGGGCGAAGCTGCCCAATAACGACGAACTGTACTACCTGGTGTATCCGTCCTTCGATTCGGACCCCTCGATGGAGCTGGACGCGAATATGCAGAACACCGCTACGTTCTCCATGATGTCCGATTTCACACGTTACGCGCCGCTGGCGTCATAAGGGGGAGGGATGAGCAACATCATATTCAAGCTCCAGCCGGCTCCGACCTTCACCGTACCGGTGGAAATACCCCGGCATGGTGAAGAGCCAGCCAATATCAAGGTCACGTTCAGGCACAAATCACGGGACGAGATGAAGGACTTCCTGGAGCGGGCCGACAAGTCGGATGCGTCCCAGGATATCGCACTGGTGAACGAGATGATCGCCGGCTGGGACGGCCCCGACATGGAATTCAGCGACGAGGCAGTCGGGCTGTTGATCCAGAACTACCAGGGCGCAGTACCGGCATTAGTGCAGGCATACAGCCTCGAGTTGCTCCAGGCCCGCCGAAAAAACTGATTGCCGCGGCGGAGGAGATGTACCGGCCGATGCTGGATAAGGCTCAATTGGCCGAGTTTGGCTTGAGGTCAGACGATTTCCCTGCCGCGGTAATCGAACTGTGGCCGGACAACGTGATGCCCAAGGTGGTATTCGAAGCGATGGGCTCACAGTGGCGCATTGGCTTTGCCGGGCCAACTGGCCTTGATTACGGCGCGCTCCCAGGTGTCATGCGCATGCTTGGCGTCCCACCGGAGCAAGAGACCGATGTGTTCGACGGTGTGCGCGTCATGGAGTCCGCGGCTCTGCGGATGATGAACAAGAAGTAGCCCTTCGGGGCGGAAACGGTGCCTTATGGCTGATGAAGTCGCATCCCTCGTACTGCGCGTCGACAGTACCCAGGCCAAAGGTGCGTCTGCTGACCTCGACAAGCTGGCCACCTCTGGCGCGAAGGCCGAGCAGGCTGCGGTCAAGGTAGGTACGGCGGGCAAGGCGGCTGCCGCCGGCCTGGGCGCCATGGGCCAAGCGGCTAAGACGGCCCAGGCCCAGGCGGCAGCGGCCGCCATGACGGCGGGCGAAATGCGGCTCGCAATGCGGTCGCTGCCGATGCAGATGACCGACATTGCTGTTGGCCTGTCGACGGGGCAGTCGCCGTTCTATGTCCTCATGCAGCAGGGCGGCCAGCTGAAAGACTTGTTCGGGGGCATTGGACCGGCGATCAAGGCGGTGGGTGGCTACGTTGCTGCGTTGATCACGCCTTTCACCGCCGCCGCCGCCGGGGCCGCTGCTCTGGCGGTGGCGTACCAGCAAGGTGCAGAGGAAGGGAGGCGCTTCACTGCCGCCATCACGCTGACCGGCAACGCGGCCGGCGTGACGGAAAGCCAGCTCGCCGCCATGGCGAAACGGATCTCCGATATTCAGGGCACCACCGGAAACGCTGCTGCCGCCCTGACGAAGCTGGTCGAAACCGGGAAGATCGCCGGCGACTCGATTGAGGGGCTGGGCCGTGCCGCGGTACTGACCGAGGCCGCTACTGGGCGCAGCGTCGACGAAATGGTCAAGGACTACGAGCGGATCGCTGATGCGCCCGCCGAGGCCCTGACCAAGCTGAACGAGCGCTACCACTTCCTGACGCTGGCCGTTTACGAGCGGGTCAAGTCGCTTCAGGAGGAAGGCCGTCAGCAGGACGCCGCACGTCTGGCGCTGACCACCTACGCCCAGGCGATGGAGGAGCGCAGCAATCAGGTGGTGAAGAACGCGGGCTACATGGAGCGCGCGTGGAACGCCGTCAAAGGCGCAGCGAAAGGCGCCTGGGACGCGATCGCCGACGTAGGCCGGCCCGACGCTGCGCAGGATGTCCTGAATGGCCTGGAGCGTGAAGCTCGGCAACGACGCGAGAATATTGCGCTCGCGGAGCAGGCCGGAGCGTCCGTGTCCAAGGCAGAACGGATGTCGCTGGCTGCCGCTGAAGCGTGCGTTGCTCTCGCGCGCGATCAGATGCAGACCCAGTCCGCCATTGCGAAGGCGCAGGCGCTGGATGCACAGCGCAGTGCCGTTGGGATTGCGGCCCGCGACGAGCTGAACAAGCTGATAGCGCAGGGCGCCTCCAATGAGGAAAAGCGAGCCAAGGCCCTGGAGGAGAATGAGGAACGCATCCGGCGCATCCGCGCAGGTGGTGGCACGGTCACCGCTACGGAAGAGGCGGCATCAATCGCGGCAATCAACAAGCAGTACGAAAAGCGATCCGCCGCCGTGGCCGGATCTGTCGCCGCCGGTGTCCGGGAGTTAGAGCAGGCGCGCGAACGCGAGGCCGTGCTGCGCGCCGAACTCGAGACAACTGGCAAGATCACAAGCGACCGCCAAAAGCTCGTCGCCTTCGAACAGCGCATCGCCGACCTGAAGGCAAAGGACCAGCTAACGGCAGACGAGAAGAGCATCCTGGCCAATGAGACGGCCAATCGTCAGCAGTTGGAGCGCAATGCCGGTCTGGCGGATCAGATCGAGTTGCAGAAGGAGGTTGTAAAGCTGAAGACGCTGGAGGCGTCGGCACAGGCCACGCTTGCGGCGGACCAGGACCGCTACAACGATCTGCTGGAGGGCTTTACTGCCAGCCCGCGTGTGCGTGAGCAGTTGCAGGCACAGCAGCAGATCTATCGCGACTTTCAGCGTCAGGTGCGCGCCTCTGAGAAAGAAGGCCTCACGCCGGACGCTCTCGCCGCCCGAGTCCAGGTGCTCAAGCTGAACCTGGATCAACGTCTCGAGCTGCTGGCAAGACACTACGAAAATGTAGGGGTTCTTGAAGGAGACTGGAAGAAGGGCGCCGAGGGGGCCTTCAACGACTACGCGGAGACGGTCGGGAATGTGGCCAGCGCCACGCGCAACGCCTTTGCTGACGCATTCAAGGGGGCAGAGGACGCACTGGTTCAATTCGTGACCACAGGCAAGCTGAGCTTCGCGGAGCTTGCGGATAGCGTCATCGCGGATCTGATGCGGATTACCGTACGGCAGAGCATCACCGGGCCGTTGGCGAGCGTGCTGGGCAGTGTGTTCAGCAACGCATTCGGGTCAGCGCTTCCCGCGACAGCCAGTTGGGCCATGCCTGAGTTGGCCGGCAGACGCGCGACGGGCGGGCCCACCTTACCGCGCCGCCTTTATGAGGTGGCTGAGAACGGACCGGAGCTGTACGACGAGGGTGGCCGCACCTACCTGCTGTCGGGTGGGGACGGTGGACACGTCACGCCCCTGTCGCGTAATGCCTATCGCCCCTCGATGCCTGTGACCGTAAACGTGCACGGTGTGGATTCCCAGCCTCAGGTTCGAGCGCGCCCTGATGCTCGCGGGGGGCTGAGCATCGACCTCATCTTCCGCCAGGTAAAGGACCGGCTTGCCCACGACATCGACGCAGGCGTGGGCAGCTTGCCTCGTGCCCTGGAGCGGCGTTACGGGCTGAACCGTCAACTCGCATAGGTTTCGCATATGACCCTGCCACACTGGCCAGCGGGCTTGCCGTTGGTGGAATTCTCGCGCCAGCCTATCTCGCCTTTTCAGCGCACGGAAATGGAGAACGGGCGTGCACGGCATCGACGGCATACCCGCGTGCATCCCGTTCACGCCCACGTGAGCTTCGTTCTTGATCGGGAGCAGTACGACGTTTATCAGCGGTTCTGCTCCATCGATCTCAACGGTTACGCGGGGTGGTTCCTCATGGCGATGAACGGGCCGGGCGGGCTGAAACTACGGAAGGTTCGATGGTTGCTTCCCGTCCCGCGTGAAGAACGTATCCCCGGTGACCTATGGCGTGTCTCGGGCGAACTGGAATCGATGAGCGATGAGTAATCCCGAACGCCGGGATCTCGTCGCGGCATTTTTTCATTATCCGCACATTGTCGTTGGTGCTTGACCCATGTCACTTGAAAAAGCCTTAAAGGAAGCCTACGCCAGTGCGCCGCAAGACCGGGTCGTGTTCGATACGCTTGAACTGCGCCATCCGGCCTTCGTCGACGAACATGGCGAACGCACTGCGGTGCGAGTGGTGTTGGGCTACGAGGATATCTATGCCCGCCTGGAAGCGGAGGCGCCACTGGACGGTGGGAAAGAGGTCCTGTTTCAGGCCGGGGCCTTCAGATTGCGCTTGCCGGGATTTGAGGAAGGCCAGGTCCCTTCCTTGCTTATCACCATAGATGGCGCCAGCGAAAAGATTGTTGACCACGTTGAAGCTGCGGTGCAGTCCCGGTATCCGATCTACGCGACCTACCGCCCCTACGTCTCGACTGACCTGAGCAGACCCCAGATGAACCCGCCCATCACCATGGAACTGAACAAGGTGACCGTCACTGGCGCGTCCGTGTCGGGAACGGCGACGCTTGCGGACGTTCACAACTGGGCGTTTCCGCATCAGCGCTACATGCGCGAGCGCTTTCCGGGCCTGTTCCGATGACTAGCGACGATGTGAATCGTTATATCGGCCTGGCGTGGCAGTTTGGTGCGCGAGGGCCCGGCGCTTATGACTGCTGGGGCCTGCTGCGGGAGTGTCGCGAGCACTACTTCGGTGGCGGCATACCGGACACGGTATTCGGCGAGCAGGCACGCGCGCTCTACGCCGAAAAAATGCGCACAGGGGGGTGGGAGATCGTGATGCAGCCTGAACATGGCGACGGCGTGCTGTTGCGTGCAGGGAATGACCCGCACGTCGGTATCTACCTCGATCTGGACGGGGGTGGAGTATTGCATGCCATGGAAGGGCGTGGCGTCATCTTTTCCCCCATGCGCGCACTGGTCACCATGGGATTTTCACAGCCTACCTTTTATCGAATCCATGCCTGATATCACCATACGGCGCGATCCGTTCCGACCGCATCTGCGACAAGAGACGGTCGTGGCGCGGCAAGGTACGCGCCTGGACACTATCTTGCGGCGCGAAGGTTTCATCGTCGGACGAGCAGCGCGCCTCGCGCGTACAAGCCCGTTCATTGTGCAGCGCAACGGACGTTGGTTGTTGCAGGCGGCCTGGCATGTTCGGTTGAAGAAGAACGACGTCGTGGTTGTCGTGGTGCTGCCGGCTGGGGGTGGGGGGTCTAATCCGCTGCAAGTGGTCGCTATGGTGGTACTGGCTGCAGCTACGGCGGGTGTAGGAGCATGGGCGACATCTGCGTACGCTGGAGCTGCCGGAGTTGGAGCGACCAGCGCCGCTGCTTTGACTGTTGGTGCTGGAGCGGCGACGGCCGTTGGTCCGGTCGGTGGGATGGTGGTGAACTCACTTTTTCCACCAGCACGGTTGCCAGGCACGCTGCAGCGCGAGAAAGCCAGTCCGACCTATACGTTAAGCGCACAAGGCAATATGGCGCGTCCAATGGAAGCCATACCAGTTCGCTACGGAAGGTATCGTTCGTACCTCGATTTTGCTGCGCAACCCTACACGGAGATGGTCAACAATCAGACCCATCTCTACCAGTTGTTTTGTGTTGGGCAAGGGCGCTATGAAATTGAAGAGATACGAATCGAAGAGACTCCGATAGGAAATTTTTCGGAGGTCGAGTATGAGGTGGTGGAGCCTGGAGGGCAGGTAACGCTGTTTCCAGACAATGTCGTCACTTCTGCTGAAGTACAAGGTATTGAGTTACCTGCGATCAATGTGGAAGGAGCCGGGCCTAAAGGGCCGTTCGCAGCAAACCCGCCGGGTACTCTGGCCAGTGAAATCGCTATAGATGTCCTCCTGCCAAAGGAGTTGTTCTACGCGGCTCATGATGGGACCTTGGAATCGGCTGGTACCGGCGTCAATGTGTACGCGCGCCAAATCGATGATTCAGGAAGGCCGATTGGCACTACGATCCTTCTGGGTAAGGAGAACATTGTCGCGGCAACGCTTACGCCCCAATACCGGACATTTCGGTACAAGGTGGAGCCTGCCCGCTGGGAGGTTAGCGTAGAGCGAAATTCTGGCCATCTTGCTGAGCGCGCTACCCGTATGATCCGCGACGTGACATGGTTAGGGCTGCGGTCCTACCTGCCATCTAAGAGGACTTATGGAAACGTTACGATGCTGGCGGTAGCCATGCGCGCGACGGGTAATCTGAACCAAACCACCGCGCGGCGGATCAATATCATCGCCACCCGGCGTTTGCGAACCTGGGATCCGGTTCAAGGGTGGTCCAAGGACCTTAAACCTACTCGTAATCCTGCCTGGGCGATCGCCGATGCGTGCACGGATCGGGAGTATGGGCGAGGGCTGCCGGACAGCCGCATCAATCTGGCGGCACTCTATCGTTTGGCAAAGGTCTGGGATGAGCGGGGCGATTGGTTCGACGGCGTTTTTGACGTTAGTACGACATTCTGGGAAGCAGTGACGCAGGTCGCCCGTGCTGGGCGGGCGCTACCGATCTATCACGCAGGCGTGATAGATGTCATCAGAGATGAGCCGAAGTCGGTGCGAACGCAGATGTTTACGCCCGCCAACATTGTGGCGCGTTCGTTCTCCGTTGACTATGTATTTCCAGCGCATGACGACCCAGACTACATCATTGTCGAGTTCGTCAACGAGAGGACTTGGAAGGACGACGAGGTGGAGTGTGCTTGGCCTGGTGCGGCCAAACGGCGGCCTTATCGATTGCGTCTAGTGGGTGTGACGGGTCGTGTGCAGGCATGGCGTGAGGGCATGGCACTATTGGCTCGCAACCGGGATCAGCGTCGTTTTGCAAGTTTTCAGACCGAGCTGGAAGGAGCCATTCCGGGTTATGCCGATCTGGTCGAGATCAGCCATGATGTTCCCAAGTGGGGGCTGTCGGGAATCGTGGAAGACTACGATCCTCGTGCGCTCCGGCTTACTACGTCCGAGCCTTTGCAGTGGTGGCAAGGCCAGAACCACTATATCAGCTTGCGCGGCCGAGATGGCGTACCTGCCGGACCTTTTCGCGTCGAGCCGGGCACGCATGAGCGTGAGATGCGCATTGTGGATTTGGTTGATGGGCAAGGTTTGTATGTTTCGACAGGGGAAGCTGAAGAGCCTACCCACTACACGTTTGGTCCAGGCGAGCGGCGGGCATTGCTTGCCCAGGTAATGCGGGCGGTGCCGAGCGAGGCTGGGTTATGGACGCTGGACGTGGTGAACTATGCGCCATCGGTGCATACAGCGGAACTGGGTGGGCAGGAACCTGAGTTCGCTTCTCCTTCTTTGCTACCCATCGTACCGCTGGGGCCGATTGTTGATAGCGTGACGGTGTTTTCCGGTCCTCGACCAGGACAACAGATCGTATCGGCCACGCCGGCCTCCGGTGCCTATCGCTACGAGTTTGAAGCCAGTGACGATGGAGGCGTACATTGGCAGCCTCTGGGGATGGCCGAGTTACCGAGTCTAGAGGTTTACCTTCGCGCGGGATCCTGGCAGGTGCGGGTTCGTGGTATCGGCGCATTGTCCGGGCCGTGGAAGACTTGGCAGGGCAACGTTAGCGCAAGCGCCGCACCACCGCCAAAGCTCTCCGCGTTGACGACGATAAGCCAAGTGATGGCGATTGAATTGGCGTGGACTGTGCCGGACGCTCCATGGATGAGCTCAGTCGAGATTTGGGAGTCTTCGACTCCCAACCTCGGGGATGCTTCGTTGATGGGAGAGTTTCGGTTGCCTCAAAGCCGCTTTACCCGATTCGGCCTGAGCCATGGTACGAGAATTTGGTTCTGGGGGCGAATACGCGATGTGGCTGGACAGTTGGGACCATGGTATCCCGATGGGCAGGGCGTGCTGGGTAGTGCAAGTAGCGATGCGGGCAAGATTCTTGACTACTTGAGTGGCCAGATCGGGCCGGAGCAGTTGACGCGTGATTTGACGCAGACCATTTCGGGGATGGAGCGCAACATCAATACGGTCACTGCGAAGCTGGATCAGGAAAGAGAGGAGCGCCTTAGCCAGGATGGCGCATTGGCTCGTCGAGTCGAAGATGCGATTGCAGCAAATGGTGCGGGTGCAACGGCTGTAAAGCAGACCAGCGCGGCACTTGCCAGCCTAGATGGACGTCTGCGGGCCACCTGGTCTGTCCAGGCGCAGGTCGCCCAAGACGGCAAGGTATACGCGGCTGGCATGGCGCTCGGTGCTTATGCCGGCGAAGGTGGGCAGGTTCAAACGTCGGTGTACTTCCTGGCTGATCGCTTCGCCTTTCTGAACCTAGCCAACGGGAAGGTATCGAGCCCCTTCGTGATCCAGAACGGGCAGACCTTCTTGAACCAAGCGTTCATCGGGAAGGCGTGGATTAAGAGCGCGCAGGTCGAGAGCCTGGACGTGGGCAAGATCGTGGCTGGTGTCATGAGCGCCGATCGGATCAACGCCAATTCTCTGATAGCGAAGCTGGCCAGCTTCACCACGGCCTACGTCAAGACTGCCCATATAGGTGTTGCGCAGGTCGATACGCTGCGCCTCGCATCTGGTGCTGTTGTGACAGGCTCTCACAGCATCATCTCCAAGTCTTTGTGGCGAGGGGGATCGGAGTTGGCGACTGTCGCGATCGGTAGCTTGTACCTGCCTTATGGCGGTTCGGTAGTAGTCTTTATGCAGTACGCGCAATCGGGAGGACGGTTTCCATTTGGGCGTAACACCATTGTTTCCATCGACGGAGAGATCATCCCGAATGCTTTGTCGAATCCTCCCGATGGGGTTGCCATGATTACCTGGATCAGCGATACCTTGCCGGAGGGGAAAACGATCTCTTGGTCGATCAAAGCCAGACATCCTGTCGATGGTACGTACTACATAAGCGGCCGCGTAGCAGTACTGGCGATCCAGCGGTGATGAGATGAGTGGATTTGTTAAGCCCCGCATGGGGAATTTTGTTATGTACGACCAGATCGGACGCATTCACCAGGCCACAAAAGGTCAGGCCCACCGTACGCAGGCTGATGCGCGTTCGATGGGGCTGCAGGTCCTGGAAGTAGACGATCTGTACAGCCCCGATCACTACATGGTGGTCGATGGAAAGGTAGTGCCGCGTCCAGCGAGCCCTATCACTCGGCGTGGCCTGGTGCTATCAGGCGTGCCGGCCACGCCCGAGGCGCCGGCGGATCTGATGATCGGCCAGGACGGCTACTACGAGGTGACGGACAGCCGCGTGGAGCTGGAGTTTGGGGAGGAGGGGACACACCAGATCACAGTAAAGCGCTGGCCATACAAGGACTGGGTAGGGACGATTGAGCATGCAGAAGATCAGCTATAAGGCGTCTCACGTTGAGCACCGTGCGCGTGCATACCCACCTATTGGTGACCAGCTGGATGCTGCCATGAAGCTGGCGGCTGCGCTGCAGGTGGCAGGCGTGCCGTTGCCCGATGAGGTGGCTCGCTGGATCGATCAGTGCAAGGCAGTGAAGCATAGGTACCCGAAATCCAATGAATGAACGGGCCCATAGGGGGCTTTTTTTGTGTTGAGAGTGAAGCATGATGAAAGATCGCTTTATCCTGTATCAGCCGAGCTTAGGTGGGCCTGTCAATAGCGCCTTCGCCGTCACTCCGAGCGATACGCAAGACCTTCGTGAAGTGACGCGAGCCTTGTACCTTGGAGCGGCGGGATCCATGCGAGTGCGCTTCGCCGACGGTACGGAACACACCTATGCCGCGCTGGCTGCTGGGCGACATCCTTTGCGTGTCGTGCGAGTGTTCTCGACCGGCACCACGGCAACGGATATCACGGGGGAGGTCTGATGATAGGGGTTGGTGTATGTCTGTGGGCCGATTCGACTCTACAGAGTGGAGGGCATGCCAGTCGGTTGCTACTTGACGGTAAGCCGTTCGACACACGAGCTCCGCTTTCGCTTGGCACGCAGGCACGGATCAGCGGTGGCAGGGGGGATGAGAGCCTGTCTGGCCCTTTGGCCGGAGGGCCGGCTCGTCGTGTCAAGGGCTACTTGCCTGCTTTGCCAGATGGGAAGCTGGTGGCGCGGTTTTCTTCGGTAGCCGAACTTACGGGTGTGTCCGATGCCTGGATGGGAGGCACCTCGGTAGGGAGCGGGCGCCGGGCGCAAGTTTTTCACTTTCGGAAAATCGACGATCAGAAGGAGGTACAGCTGCAGATCGTGGCGGGCCAGTATACGAAGGCGGTCAAGGTGCGCTTCTACGACGACCGTGATGGTATCAAGGCCGGTGTAATGTATGCGCGCTATGTTGAGGGTTCACAGCTGGGGCTGGACTTTGACATCATTGAAGCGCGTAGCCAGGAGATTGCTACGGCTGAGAGCGAGATCGGGTACGGGTGTGCTGCAATCTCACTGGTTGGCATTCAAGAGTATGTGTTTCTGACTTACGCTTTGGATTCAGATGTGATTTTGACGGTGAGCGGGGCAAATACTTATATCGGTACAACGACTGTCGAGTCGGGAACGGTACGGATAGGACACCCGTTGGCCTTCGGGCGCAACGGATTGATAAAGGTGCGAGCAGGGGCCGCACTGGACAAGCATGGTTATGCGCTGCCGCATCGGATGATTGTCAATGATGGCGCGACGGTTTTGGAGTGAAGCCATGGAGCCACAGCCAATCGTGGATAAAGTGGCGGCGAACGTCACGTATGTCGGTAGCGGGTGGGCCGTGATTTTCGGACTATCCGCCAATGAATTTGCCGCCCTCGTGGGTGCGGCAGTTGCTGTTGTGGGCCTGTTAGTTAACTTGTGGTTTAAGTGGCAACATCTGCGAATAGCACGGACGGTTGCAGCCACCAGGAAGCAGCACGAGGATGAAGAATCATGCGACCTGGAAGAAGAATAAAGGGCGGCGTTGCCGCCCTTGTTGCATCTGGGGTGCTGGTTCTGGCGTCGGTCAGATTGATGGATTTTTTGGGCCGTTGGGAGGGGCAGGGGCAGCAAGTCGTGTATGCCGACAGACTCGCGCGCGGTCTGCCGACGATGTGCAAGGGGGTCACCAAGCACACCAGCCCGTACCCTGTCGTCGTGGGCGACTATTGGTCGCCCGAGCGCTGCGCGGAGGTCGAGCGCATGGTGGTGAGCAAGGGCCAGCTTCAGCTGGCTCGGTGCATCAACGTCGCCATCAGCCAGCCGATCTTCGACGCACTCAGCAGCCACGCGCATAACTTCGGAGTACCGTCCACCTGCGCCAGCCGTGCCGTGGGCCTGATCAATGCTGGCAGGCTGGCCGAGGGATGCAATGCCCTGGCCAACGCGCCCGACGGCGCGCCGGTTTGGTCCTATGTCACCGATCAACGGGGGCGCAAGCGCTTCGTTCAGGGCCTGCGCAACCGCCGGTTGGAGGAGCGAGCGCTATGTCTCTCAGGGCTGTAGTGGGCGCTTGGCGGCGCTCTGCGGTCGTGGCGTTGCTCAGCGCTGCGTTGGCTGCTGGTGCAGCTTGGACTGCGCAGGGCTGGCGCAAGGATGCCGCAATCGCCCGCCAGGCGGCGGCTTTCGCGCTGGAGCGCGACCGCCAAGCGCAGGCCACCGTTGCCGCACTCGAAGCGGTTCGAGAGGAGGGCAGGCGGCGCACTGCCGCTGTGGAGAAAGCTCGTGATGACGCTCAAGAATTGGCCGCCGCTGCGGCCGCTAATGCTGTTGGCGCTCGTGCTGAGCGTGACCGGCTGCGCACCCACGCAAACGCGCTGGCTCGCGCCGCAGTCGCCCGAGATCCCGATGCTGCCGATGGAAGCCCGACAGGGGCCAGCGCCATCGATCTGCTTGCCTACATGCTCAGCAGGGTTAGCGGCCGAGCTGAAGCGCTTGCAGGAGTTGCGGACCGTGCCCGCATCGCCGGATTGACCTGCGAACGCGCCTACGAGGCGGTGCGCGGCAACGTGCGCCCTTAGCCCTTGCGAGGCTGGGCCGGCGCGTTCAGCATCTCGGCCACGTCTGCGTCGCGCTCGAGCACACAGGGCTCGACCACCAGCTGAGCCATGTATTCGTCGTAGCAGTTGGCGAGGACGCCGACAGGCCGGTGGAATTCGCCCGAGAGCTGATAGGCGCGCAGCATCATCGAGCGCAGGCGCTTGACCTCCCATAGGAGGGTCAGCACGTCGGGGTTCCAGGGCTGGCGCTCGCGGATGGCGCGCAGCTCGTCGTGGGTGAGGGGGGCGCGGAAAGGCATCACCACCCCCGGTAGCGGCGGGGCGTTCGTATCGGCCGGCGCGCGCGATCGGCTTCGGTCGCCGGCGCCTGCACCTGATCCTCGCCGAACAGCACGCGGTCGCCAGCCTGAAAGCGGCTGGCTTTCACCAGCTGCTCAATGATGATGCCCTGGTAGTAGCCGCCGGCGCGCCGCCGCGCGTGCAGGCCCGGGCGTGCCGAGTAGGCGCGCGACCAGCTCAAATTGAAACTCGGTCATGCTCGAAGGCCAATTGTGGCCCAAAAAACTGTATGGACATACAGTGTATGCGAGCATAGAATCCGTTCAACTTGGCCCCGTTTCTGGCCGAGAAGGGGGCGGATCATGGTGGATGCGGCGGCTTGGCAGCAGAGGGACGATTACTACTGGTCCGGCCCGCCGGGCTGGACGATCTGTCGGGTCTGGGTCGATGGCGGATACCGACATGAACTCTGGCAGAGCCGGGGAGATGTCGGCACCCTGGTCGGATCTCGCGCTACGCTCGCGGCTGCTCAGGCGCTGTATGAGCAACAGGCGGCACGGTAGCCGCCGTCATAGCGGGTCGACAGCATCGGGCAGCTGGTATTTACTGGATCCGACTTCCTGCCGGACTGGGTACCACGAAAAGGCCGTTTCGGGCAGGCCGGCGCGTAGGATCTCCTTTGCCCTGGCCACTGGCGTTGCCGGGTCCACCCATTCTCTGGCCAGCTCAGGCGGCAGCGCCACCGGGCGCCGGTCGTGCACGTCGACCATGCCGCCCAGGGCGTCGTTCGTGACGATGGCAAAGCCGTGGGCCTCGTCCAGCTCGGCACCGCGGCGCCACGCGCTCAGACCTGCGAAGAGTAGCGGGGCGTCGCCATGGATGTAGTAGGACTGCTTGGCTGGCTTCGGGCCGCTATCGAGCGCCCTCCATTCGTACCAGCCGTCGGCCGGTACCAGGATGCGGCCGACCCCGATCATCAGCTTCCAGGGCCAGCCGTGGCGCTCGATCGTCTCCAGCTTGGCGTTGACCATGAAGAACCGGGAGCCGTGCGGCTTGTATCCCCAGGGCAGTCTGGCCAGCGCCTCGGCCTGGTCTACCAGCCGGTGCATCGTCAGCGGCCTGGTGCCGGGCGGGATGTTGTACCGCGGCCCTGCCACGTCATCGAAGATCAGCCGCGCATTCGGCCAGAGGATCTCGACGTAGTCTTCAGGCGCTGACTTCTGGGCGATGCGGCCGCACATATGACCTCCGCAGGTCCTGGCGGCCCGTATTCGGAGTCCGCCAAATTTACGCTAAGGGCGCTGCAAATGGCGTAGATGCGTCGTTTCGCTGTCCCGCCCTTGGACTCGAGCATGACCTGGGCGTACAGCGGCGTCGCCACCTGCAGCGTGCCGTCGGCCGCGAACTCCAGGCTGCTCTCCAGCACGCGCGCCGGCTCCAGCAGCGCCGAGTCATAGGCTTCGTTGGTGATGGCCGCCAGGGTGCGGTAGTCGTTCCAGCTGTCGATGACCAGCAATACCACCACGCCCGGCAGCAACAGCGAGATGAGCAGCGCCCGGGCCCACCAGCGGCGTGCGCGACGATGCGCGCGAACGCTCAGCTTTCGGAGGATTCACTGACGGTGCTTTCCAGCATGTATCCCAGGCCGCGCACCGTGACGATGCGCACGTCGCTGCCCGTCAGTTTCTTGCGCAGGCGGTGCAGCACCACTTCGATGGCGTCGGGATTGGCCTCGCTTTCGTGCGTGAACACTTTGCCGAAAAGCTGCGACTTGTCGACCGGATAGCCGCTGCGGGTCAGCAGCGCCGCCAGGGCGGCATGCTCGCGCGGCGTCAGGAACAGCAGCGCACCGTCCAGGGTGAAGGCGCGGCTTTCGCCGTCGTACGACAGCGAGCCGCATTGCAGGCGGGGGGGCTGCCGGCCGCGGCTGCGCCGCACCAGGGCGGTCAGGCGGGCCTCCAGCTCTTCGAGCGCGAACGGCTTGGTCAGGAAATCGTCGGCGCCGAGATTGAGCCCGCGCACCCGGTCCTGCAGCGCGCCCTGGGCGGTCAGCAGCAGCACCGGCGTACGGTCGTCCCGGTTGCGCATTTCGCGCAGCAGCACCAGCCCGTGCTTGTCGGGCAGGCGCAGGTCCATGACCACCGCATCATATTCGTTGCCCACCATCAGGCCTTCGGCCGTACGGGCGTCCGGCGCGTGGTCGGGCGTGAACCCGCTCTGCGCCAGCGCCCGCATCAGCCAGGCCGCCATGTCGCGCTCGTCTTCAACCAGCAATATGCGCAT